ACAGGACCCAAAAGACACTCCCCAAGCCCCGAGTCCAGCTCTTCGTACACCTCGTAGTGTGTGAGCGTGGCTCGGCCTTGCGTTCGGAGCGTGTCCTGATCCTGCCGGCGAAGCGGGCGGCGTAGCATGGCTGTACTACAAAAGCCTTTGACTATGGAAGACATCCGCGCGCTGAACGTGAACCATCACCGATGTGACGGGAAGACATGCTCTTGCCGGTGTCAACGCCGTTGGCTCATTGACGTGTGGGAAGTGTTCATGGGGCCTGACCCGCGTTGGGCATGTAGATGTCACTGCGACTTCAAGAAAACAAAGGTTTAATAAACTCATGGCAAACCTCGTAAAAGGCCCTCCACCTCGTTCAAAACGCTCCCCTAAAACGCGCGCGAAGTTCCTTGAGGCTTTGAAGGCTACAGGGAACATCAGTAAATCGTGCAAGTTGAGCCGTCTACCGAAGACATGCGCCTACGAGTGGCGCCGGCAGGATGAGGAGTTCCGGCAAGCGTGGGATGAAGCCCAAGTGGAGGGCGAGGCGGTGCTTGAGGATGAGGCGAAGCGCAGGGCCTATGAGGGCGTGAAGAAGCCGGTCTACCAGGGTGGGAAGCGCGTGGGCTATGTCCAGGAGTACAGTGATACGCTTTTGATCTTCCTGCTGAAGGGAACGAACAAGGCAAAGTTCGGTGACCGCACCACGCTGGCCGGCGACAAAGACAATCCAGTGCAGGTGAGCGTGCTCGATAGTATCCTCAAGGGAGAATGAAGCCGCTCACTGTAGTACAGAAGGCCAAAATCCGTAGTACACTCGTGGACCCAGTCAAGTTTGTACTACACTGGCTGGGGTCCGATCTTTGGAGTGTCCAGAAAGAAATCGCCATGGCGCTCACAAAGCCCCAGGCGAAGGTCAACGTAAAAGCCTGCCATAGCAGCGGCAAAACTTTTGAAGCTGCGCAACTCGCTCTCTGGTGGTTGGCGCGGTACGAGAACGCCATCGTCGTGACCACGGCTCCCACGAAAAAGCAGGTCGAGGTCCTGATGTGGGGTGAAATCCACAAGGCCCTCGTCAAGAGCAAGTATCCCTTCCCGTCCGCCAACCTCACAAAGCTGGAGTTTGATAAAACCAAGTACCCGATGCGGTACGCGCTCGGCTTCACGACGACCGTCCAGCAACAGGACGAGGGCGTCAAGTTCCAAGGCTTCCACGCCGACCATGTGCTCATCATCATCGACGAAGCGCCTGGCGTTGACCCGAAGATCATCGAAGCGATTGAGGGCATTCGGGCCGGCGGCGATGTGCGCATTCTGAAGCTGGGGAACCCTACCATCTCATCTGGCGCCTTCTACGATGAGTTCCACAGCAAGCGCGCCAGCATCCAGCCATTCACAATCAGCGCCTTCGACACGCCCAACTTCAAAGGCATCAAGCTTTCGTATGAGGCTCAGGACTCAGAAGGCGCTCCAATCACCGTAACGCTCGGTGATCCTGATGGCCGCGACCTGATGGACCTGTCCGAAGAAGAGCTTGACCAGAACGTCATGCCATGGCTGACCACCAGGCGGTGGGTCAAAGAGCGGTTCGAGGAGTGGGGGCCGGGAGACTTCCGTTGGGATTCACGCGTCATGGGAGACTTTCCCTCTCAGAGTCCTGATGCCCTGCTCTCCCTGGCATGGCTGGAGCGCGCGCAACGGGACACACGGACATACGAGGGCAAAGTAGACATCGGCATCGACGTGGCGGGTCCTGGCGAGGATGAGACGGTGATGGTGGCCCGCTGCGGGTTCCAGATTCTTGAGATCATCGGCTGGGGCAATCCAGATCCCCGCGGCGAGCTGGTGAGCGCACTCAGGCGGTATGAAGGCCGCATCGGGACTCTGAACGTTGACTCGGCCGGCATCGGCTACTACCTCCACAAACATCTGCAAGACTTGGGATTCCCGTCGAATGCGGTCAACGTGGGCGAGTCGCCGGCAGACAAAGAGCAGTTCGTGAACCTCAAGGCTGAACTGTACTGGGGCTTGCGGATGCGCGCCAAGAGCGGAGACCTGGCAGGACTCGACGACGAGACGACCATTTCCCAACTTGCCAGCATCCGATGGAAGCCGAATAGCCGTGGGCAAACGGAGATTGAGTCCAAGGAAGCGATGCGGAAGCGGGGAGTCAAGAGTCCCGACCGGGCCGAGGCAATCATGCTGGCATTTGCAAAAGTTGCAAAGAATGGCGCCGGACTGCTTGAGTATTACCAGGGTGCGCTGGCGGTGCAAACTGGTGGAGATCAGGACTCGAATCCCAAGACTCCCGGCTTTAGACCTGCCCCTACCATCGCCACACCCGTCAAAGCACCCGCTCTGACCGCCTACAACCGCGCTATGGCTGCCCTTGCGCCCCAAGACCTCTGTGATCATTGCGGCAAGCCTCTTGGCGATACCGTGGTCGAAGAGGGCATACGCCGGATGCACCCTGACTGCGCAAGGCCATCGTGGGTGTCCTGAAGGCGTTATACAGATTCCGCTTGTTATACGCATCGGGACTGTTATACACTCCATCCATGAGCAAACTAGTCGCAATACGCATACCCGATGAACTGGCCGCAATGATTTACAAAAGGGCCAAGGATGAATCAATGACGCAGACGGCGGTGATCGTGAACGGGCTTTGGGCCGCTTTGTGTCCTGTTGATACAGCGGGTTTTCAGGAGGCGATGGACGCAAGAAAGTATAGGGGCGCTCAAGTGTGCCCAAACCGTAAACCTAAAGCTCAAATCATTCCCACCTCCGATACCATGGCTTTAGCCAGCAATGCCGCAGCCAAACGGATACGCAAAGCCGCTCTTGGCAGGACTCCAAAGAAAATCTTTGGCCCTTCCCGCCTCGAAGCGGTACTACCTACGCTGATAGCTATGGAGAAATGTCTCTCCCAAAAACCACTGGTAGCCCACGCACCGGGCTGCAAGTGCCTGATGTGCGCCCAGAAGTGATTCGGGTTGATACACTAGACCACGGGAGCACACACCATGGCCTTGTGGGATGAACCGACCGAGATAAACGACGATACAGTGTTTGGCAAGCGGCTGAACGACAAGGCATTGCAGAAGATGCCGGACGCTACAGGCGGCTCGATGACGCTCCTGAATCCGCGGTATGGAATCTTGAGCGCAAGGAATCGCGGAGGCGTTCGGCCTACTCTGCCAGTTCGGGACCCTGAAAATGACCGTCCTGGCCCCGATGACCGCCTCCTTCCCTCCGACTTCATCCCCGACGTAGACGAAGAGCGCAACCGCTTCAGCCCTTATCAGCCAGTCCAGCCGTTCGGCCCTCCATCGATCGTGGACGTCCGCGAGTGGGACTACCCCACCGGCTACAACCTCGAGATCGTCAACCGGCACATCGTCTTGGGCGAGATGCTGCGCGGCATCGTGCGGGGTTCGGGAATCATCGCCAACGAACTGAGCGCGCGCGTCGATGAACTGGTTAGCCTCCCATGGAAGTTTGTTCTGAAGAACCCGGCCAAAGGCGTGAAGTCGGAAGACGACCCGCGTATCAAGGAACTCAACGCCTTCTTCAAGATGCCAGATCGGAAGATACCTTATCCGCAGTGGATGGAGATGATCTTCCGTGAGCGGTACACCATTGATGCTGCCACCGTCTACATCTGGAAGAACAGGACCGGGACAAAGCCCTACGCGCTGGAAGTGATTGACGGGAATACCATCGTGCCAAAGATCGACGACCGCGGACGTATCCCCGACTGGCCATCCCTGGCATACACGCAGATCGTCAAGGGCCTCCCGATGGACAACTTTACCGAGCGCGAGATTGTCTACATGCCGCGGCATCGGTGGGCGCAGAATCCAATCCGGGGATATTCCGAGGTTGAGCAGATCCTGATGGAGGCTACTCAACAGGTGCGCAAGACGATATACATGTTGAATTTTTGGGCAGAGGGCACATGTCCTGATGTGATGGTGTGCTGCCCGGAGAACTGGACTGCTGAGCAGATTGCTCTCTGGCAGGGAACGTTCGACGCGCTGATGAGCGGGAATCTCAAGCTCAAGTCCAAGATGCGGTTCATCCCTGGCGGTGGCAAGCCTTTCGAGATGAAGGGCTCGGCCGGCGACTTGCTCAAGTCCGAGTATGACGAGTGGATGGCTCGCATTGTTTGCCGCGCCTTCAGGACCGACCCGAAGCCCTACATCAAGGAGCCTGAGCCGCGGGCGAACTCCGAGCAGCTTCAGGAGCAGATGCGCGCTCAAGGACTCAACGGAGAGATGCTCTGGTGGTCCAGCCTGATGGAGCGACTGATTTTTCTCGGATGGGGATGGGACGACATTAGCCATGCCTTCGACCAGAACGAGGAAGTGGCGGCAACCGACCAAGCCACCATCGACGCCGCCAATACATCTCTCGGCGCCAGAACGATTAACGAACTACGGGACCGGGACGGCTTGGACGCCGTAGAGGGCGGAGACGTGCCGATGGTCAAGACAGGCACCGGATGGATGCCGCTGGCGGTCCTGGCGGCGCAGAAGGCGATGCCACAGCCAGCTATGGGCGGCGCCAGCGGAGATTCGGGACCGGGTAAGCCCGGCGCGCAACAGCCCAGCAAGCAAGCCTCAGTGAAGAAGGAGGCCGGGACGGAAGCCGACCGCCCTTTAGCAAAGCGGGGAAGTCACTGGAGCAGATACTAGCGGCCTACCTCAAACGCAAGGGAAAAGAAGCGGCGGCAGGACTCACCGTCGAGAAACTGGCGAAGGCTGCGAAGAAGAAGCCAGAAGATCAGGACACGATAGACGTTTTGGTGAACTGGGGAGACCTGATTCCTGAGGTCACGCCCTACCTTGAAACCGAT